CTCTTTGCTTAACTGAGTACTTTTCAAATTCTGCAACAAGAGTTTTTGCGAAAGATAAAGATCCTTATGGAGTACAGAGAAATTACAGAAATACTTGGAATAGTGCTCAGAATTGGATGCTCTAATGACAGAAGATTGGACAAGATTAATACTTACAAGTGACAGTGTTGAGTCTCTTTACTATAGTTTTGAGGAATTAAGTATTATTGTTCACTATAAAGGTGGGTCGATTTGGAAGTATAAGAATGTTGAACCAGATTTCATTAAGTCTTATGATGGAGAACTTACTACTAGAGCAGTATTAGAAGCATTAAGACATAATAACATTGTAGGTGTAAGGGTTAAATAATGGCTACTAAGAAACTTACAAGCGAGCAAGAGCAAAAAATTCTAAAGGAAGCAAGAGAACGTCTTAAGAAGGCTATAGATTTTGATTCTGAAAATCGTAAAGCTGCTTATGAAGATCTTGAATTTGTTGCAATAGAAGGAAAGCAGTGGCCAGAGACTATTAGGCAAGAAAGAGAAGCAAATGGTCAGCCTTGTTTGACTGTAAATAAACTTCCTACATTTATTGATCAGGTTGTTGGTGATCAAAGAATGAATAGACCTTCTATTAAGGTAATCCCTGTAGATTCAGATGGAGATGTTAAGGTTGCTAAGTTACTTGGTGGATGGATTAAGCATGTTGAACAGATTTCAAACTCTGATGTAGCTATAGATCATGCTTTCGAACACGCAGTTACTTGCGGATATGGAGCATTAAGGATAGTTACTAACTATGTTTCTGATACTTCATTTGAACAAGAAGCATTTATTGAGAAAATTGATAATGCTCTTGCAGTATTTTGGGGGAGACATACTAAGTATGATTGTTCTGACGCAGAATTTTGCTTCGTAATTACAGATATTGATAAAGAAGAGTTTAAAGATAAGTACGGCGAAGATAATATGCCGTCCTTTGATGAAGCTAATTCTCAGTATGTTGAAGGTTGGGCAACTAAGGATACGATTCGAGTAGCTGAATATTTTGTAAAAGATTATGAAGACGTTACAATATACTTACTTGCAAATGGAAAGACAGTAGAAAAACTAGAAGCAGGTCAAACGGCTGTAAAGAAGAGAAAAACTCGTAAGCAGAAGATTATGTGGTATCTGCTTAGTGGTAAAAGTGTTATAGATAATAGAGAATGGGCTGGAAAGAAGTATATTCCTATTATACCTGTTTGGGGTAAAGAGTTTAATGTTGGTGGTAAGAGAGTAGTTCGTGGTTTAGTAAGAAATGGTAAAGACTCACAAAGAATGTACAACTACTGGAGTTCAATAGATACAGAAGTTGTAGCACTTCAACCTAGAAATCCTTTCATACTTACCCCTAAAATGCTTGAAGATCATGCTGGAATGTGGAATCAAGCACAGAAAAAGAATTTTTTCTACCTACTTGTGAATCCTGATAAAGAAGCTCCTGGTGCTTGGCCACACAGAGAACCTCCTCCACAAGCTTCAAGTGCTATGTCACAACGAATTGCTATGGTTGATCAGGAACTTCGTGATACTATGGGCCTTCAGAAGGCTGCACTTGGTATGCAAAGTAATGAGAGATCTGGTGTTGCGATTAGAGAGAGAAAACAAGAAGGTGATGTTGGAACTTTTGCCTTTATGGATAATCTTGCAAGAACAGTTGAGCATGTTGGAAGGGTTTTAGTTGATATTGCTCCTGTAATTCTTGATACTGAACGTGTAGTTCGTTTAGGTTTAGACAATGGTGACTTTGATTTTGATGCAGTAAATGTGAAAACAAATGAAGGAAAGATTTTAAATGATCTCTCCATTGGTGTTTATGATGTAGTTGTTACTGTTGGGCCAAGCTTTACAACACAGAGAACAGAAGCTCGGCAGTCAATGCAAGAATATATTCAATACTATCCTGCAGCAGCTCCAGTAATTGGTGATTTGTATGCAAGATCTCTTGATTGGCCTGGAGCGGAAGAAATTGCTGAGCGTCTAGAAACACTTTTACCACCAGAAATTAAGGCTAAAAAGGCTGCTGATAAGGCAAGAAAAGAAGGACTTTCTCCAGAGCAAGCTGCTCAAGCTAATCCTCTTCCAGCTCCTGATCCTCTTATGATTTTAAAAGTTAAGCAGGAAGAAATGAAGCTGCAAGAACTTCAACTTCAAGTACAGCAAGAGCAAGAAAAACTTAAAGGTCTTAAACTAGAGAATGATCTTAAAGTTGCAACAACTAAAGAAGGTGTAAGTCAAATGCTTGATGAAATTATTACTGAGAAAATTGGAGGAGATAATGCCAAAGGGAACGAAAGTTGAAAAACTTTATGAGAAGTTGAAGGCTCAGGGAAAGAGTAAAGGTAGTGCAGCTGCTATTGCTCAGTCTGTTACTGGACTTTCTCTTAAAACTGGTAAGAAACCTAAGAAAAGCCAAAATGCATTTAGAAGTATGGCTGGGGAGGAAGATTAATGGAATTTGTAAGTATGAAACTAGAAGAGCCAGTTGAAAGTACTGTTGCTGAACCAATTGAGAAGGTTAGTAGACCAAAGTTTCCTTATGGTCTTAGACTTCGGTTTGAAAAGGAACAACTTGAGCAATATCCAGCATTAAAACTTCTTGATGTAGGAGATAAAGTTCTTATTGATGCTGATGCTAGTGTTGTTGGTAAGTCAGTATCTGAAGATTCTGATGGTGGAGGATATTGTTCTATCGAAATCCAGATTGAGAAAATCTCTGTTGAGAAGGAAAACCCAAAACCTGTTGAGCAGTTATCACAAGCTGAATATAGAATACTTAGAAATGAGAATAAAATCTAATGTTTAGAGGGCCAGTAGATAGAGAGTTTATATACTTTTGCCTTAGTACAGATACTAAGAGAACTTCTAATATTGAGCCTTATTCAGTTCTTTATGAAACTGATACTGGAAAGAAGTATTACTTTGATGGGAGTGACTGGAAAGAAGACATTAGTGAAGAATCTGGTGATAATATTGATGTAGTTTTATACGACGATGATCCGGTATTTTATATATGTAAAGCTCCTATTGGCTCAGCATTAGCATCTGCTGTATGGCAGATTGCAAAACTTGATACTTCAAGTGGTTTTGTAAAGAAGTGGTGTGATGGTAATGCACTTTATGATAACGTAGCAACAGATTTATCAACAGTTAAGGCACATACTTATTCATTTTAAAGGAGAAAATTATGGTTAGCGAAGAAGAAAAAAAGCGTTTGGCAGATAAAAGGAAGGCTATAAAAGCTGAGCGTATGAAAGAGAAGATGTTACGTATGCCAGTAAATGATGTTATCTTACAAGTTCAGGATGGTACTATTGAACTTAAAGATCTTTTTGAGAAAATCGAGTTAAAGGTTAAGGAGGGATTGAAAAATGGCAGGTAGTAAACTTGTAGCTGATGCGGTTTTGGATGCAGCTTTGCAGTATCTTGAAGATAATGTTGATTTTATTTCAGTGTGTGAAGCAACATGTACTACTTATGAACATGCACATAGTAATAAGGGAACAGGTACTGGTAAAGCTCTTGCTTCATCAGCAACTCCTACATTTACTGGCCCAGCAGATGATACTAGTGGAAGAAAGACTAACATTGACGAAGAAGCAAATATGACAGTAGATATTTCTGGCAATGCTGAAGAGATTTGTTTATGTGATGTAGGATCAACTGCTTTATTGTATAAGACAAGTTGTACACTTCAGGCTCTTGTTGCAGCTAATACTGTGACAGTTCCAACTTGGAAGATTAGTATTGCTGATCCTACGGCTTAATATTGACCTACGCATAGGTGATCTATGTTTTTCAAAGTAAATATTACGGGATGTCAGGAACGCAAGGGACTGGTAGAGGTTCGTTATGACCTTTACCTTGACCCTACTGACGAAAGATACTCTGAGCATTACGTCAAAGTGCCTGTTATTCCTGAAAAGGGTTATGAAGGGAAGGTGGATGAGTTCGGTGCTCCTGTTGACCAAGCTGACTACGATAAATGGCTTGCTGGCTTGAAAACCGTCTATCAGCATAATCCTTTTTGTTGTCATTTCTGCCAGTTTGAGCCGACTGTTACTGATGCTGAGATTGAGTATGTTGGGAAACTAGCTTTGGATATGGCTTATAAGAACTGGGTCAAGGGAAGTCTTGCTTTAAACAAGAATCAACCAGTTACATGGTCAACCAGTTCAACAAAGATTGCGGAGTGTGAAACCAGAGTGGCGACAATTAAAGCAACCGCGTGGACTGCTGTTAGTTTAGAGAAGGTGAAGTAGTATGGCTGTTATCACCCTAGGAGATGGGACTGGCAATTACGGAGCTTCTGTAAGTGGTTATACCCAGCTTGCAGCCGGTAATACCGCAAACGACACAGGAACTCTTGATACTTTTTATATCTGGTTAGATACAGAAAGCGGCACAACTAAAATTGGGACGTTTTATACCTCTGGTTCTAATAAGGAATCCAGAGATTATGAAAATCTTGGTACTGTTGCAAGCGGTTCAGAACAGACCTTTACAGGGAAAAACTGCGATGTAGTTTCTGGAGACTATTTAGGTGCTTATACCACTGGTAAATTAGAAATTAACACCACTGGAGGTTCTGGACGTTTATATGTGTCTGGTGATAAATTTGGGACATCATCGTCTTTTACTGCTGCTGCAAATCACAAATTAGCCATCTACGCCACAGGAGCAACGGTAGCGGCAGGCTCGCTACCTTTATTTCATAAACCAATTAGACACATGATTATACGATAGGAGGCAGTATGGGACGTTTATACACAGCCCAATTTTCAGCCGTAGCTGTCAGTGCTGCGCAGGACTTATTTGAGATTGTCGCACCTAGTGATGCGATAGTAGTCATCCACGATATATTTATCGGGCAGACTTCGGATGTCGGAGATGCGGCAGAAGAAATCTTACTGATTAAATGGAACTCCGGTGCGACAACCAGTGGTTCAGGGGGCAGTTCTTATACACCTGTTCCTATTGAACTGGGAGATGCTGCTTTCGGTGGAACCTGTGAAATCAACAACACGACTCAGGCTGCAGACGGAACGATTGTAACGCAACACGCTTGGGCTTGGAATATTCGTGCGCCTTTACATATTATCTTCACGCCAGAGACACGACCGATTCTGTCACCTAGCAGAAGGGGAGTCTTAACGATCCCTGCACCGGCAGACGCTATCACAATGATGGGAACGATTACTCTGGAAGAAATAGGCGGGTAAATGGCTGGTATTTTTAGACATAGAGCAAGATATAATAGGAGAGTAGTACTTCCATTATTATTTACTAATTCTGGTAGTAGTACTTTATCTGTTGATAATTCAGCTCATGTTTTAAGTTCAGAATCTCCAGTTCTTGTTCAACACCATATTTTAGTTGTTCAAGATTCAGTTCATGCTTTAGGTTCTGAATCTCCAGTTCCTATTGAACATAAGACTCTTGTAGTAAATGATAGTGTTCATGAGTTAGTTTCTGAAAGTCCAGTTCCTGTTGAACATAAGACTTTAGTTGTTAATGACTCTGCTCATGTTTTAGATTCTGAATCGTTAAATATTACTCAAGTACACACACTTGCTGTTAGTAATTCAGACCATTCTCTTGTATCTGAATCACCTGTTTTGGTAGAACATCGTAGTATAGAAGTTCAAGATTCAGCTCACGAACTTACTTCTGAATCTCCAGAGTTAAGTTGTACAGTTGATTTAGTTGTTAATGATAGTATTCATGAACTGGTATCAGAAAGTCCAGTATTAGTAGAGCATAAGACTATTGTAGTAAATAATTCTGTGCATGAGTTAACTTCCGAATCCCCAGTTCCAGTTGAACACAAGACTATTTCTGTAAATAATTCAGTACATGAATTAGTCTCAGAATCTCCTGTACCTGTTGAGCATAAAACTATTTCTATAAATAATTCTGCTCATGAGTTAGTTTCTGAGTCACCAACACTTGTTCAACAACATAACATTACAGTTAATAATTCTGCGCATGAACTAACTTCTGAGTCTCCAGAATTAGAAGCAGTAGGTGTATTAGCAGTACAAGACTCTACTCATATTTTAAGTTCTGAGTCACCAGTAATTATAGAACATAAGACTATTGTAGTTAATGATTCTTTGCATAGTCTGATTTCTGATAGTCCAAATATTATAGAGCATAAGACACTTACTATTAATGATTCAGTACATGAATTGAATTCTGATGCTGTTCATCTTTGTGTAGAATTAGTTGTTCAAGATAGTCAACATTTACTAGCATCTGATGTAGTTGATATTACACAGAAACATAATTTGATAGTTAATAATTCTGAGCATTTGCTTAGCTCAGAATTAGTAGAATTGATACAGAAGCATGTTCTTGTTATAAACGATTCTGCTCATTTATTGTCTTCAACATCACCAGTACTTACTACTAAAGCGGCTAGTGCTAGTGCAAGTGGCTTATATATGATGTTGAAACTTGGTGGAGATGTAGTTTATTTAAAACAACTTTAACACGACCAAGCACGATCTTGGGCTCAGACTTAGGAGGTCTGCATTATGTTAGAAACGATTGATCAAGTAAATGAAGCAAACAGAGTTATTAATGGGATTGATAATCCTAATCTACTGTCTGTGGATTCTACTGCAGTACTACCGACAAAAGTAGATAAGGTAGATCCGAAAGATGAAACTGGTGATTTAGTAGCAGAACCTACTCCTGCTGCTATTTCTCCTGCTACGCCAGCTCCAGGCGCTGAGGTTAAAAAGGAGGAAGTAGTTGTAAAGAAGGAAGAAAAGAAGGAAGAAAAGAAAGTTGAAGAAGGTAAAAACCCTTTACAAGAAAAGGAAGTAAAAGTTTCTGATGCAGTTCAAAAAAGATTCGACGAAATTACTAAAAGTCGTCGCACAGCCGAGCGTGAAAGAGATTTTGAAAGAGAGCAAAAAAGACTTGAAAAGGAGCGAGCAGATAAACTTGAAGAAGAGCTTCAGCAGCTTAAGAGTAAAGTTGATCCAGCAGCTTCTGGCAAGCCGCAGAAAGCAGATTTTGAAGATGTTGAAGACTATGTAGAAGCGTTAACAGCATGGAAGGTAGAACAAGCACTTCGCGCAAAAACTGAAGAAGTTAAAAAGGTTGAAGTAGAAGCAAAAGTTAAACAAGAAAAGTTTGAAGTTTATGAAGAACTTGACGAAGCTTTAAGTCGAGGAAGACTGAAGTACGATGACTTCAATGAAGTCGCCTTGAATAAAGAAGTTAAGATTACTCCAGAACTTGTAGAAACAATTCTTGATAGCGAAATCGCTGAAGATGTTATGTACTATCTTGGCAAAAATCCTGAAGAAGCTGCAGATCTTTCAAAATTAAGTCCACGTAGAGCTGCAAGAGAAGTTACGAAGATTGAGGCTAAGTTACTTGCGGAAGCAAATGCTGATAAGAGGGCTCCAGCAGAGAAAGCAGAAGAGATTAAGAAAGTTACTCCTAATCCTTCTGATGTAAGTGTTAATGCTGCTGGAATAGTTAATCCTCCGCCTAAGAAAATTACAGAAGCGCCAGAACCTATAACTCCTGTAAAGACTACCGGAGCTTTTGATAAAGACCCGAATCAAATGTCTGCAAAGGAATATAGAGCTTGGCGGGAAAGAAATAAAGGATAATTAATTATGGCTTCAAGTAATACACTTTTAACACCTACCATTATCGCCAAAGAATCTTTGATGCAGTTAGTCAATTCGATGGGAATGGCAAGGCACGTTCATACGGCTTACAAGAATGAATTTGTAAAGGTTGGTCAGACCATTACAGTTCGTAAGCCTAATAAGTTCAGAGCTACTAAAGCTCAGGCACGGAGTAATACTAATATTTCTGAACCGAGTACATCAATTACTATGAGTACTCAGGCTCATGTGTCTTGGGCGTTTAGTTCTGTTGACCTGACCACAACTATTGAAGACTATAGCAAGCGGTATATTTCTCCTGCCGCGGCAGCGCTGGCCAATCAGGTTGATGCTGATCTTTGTGCGCTGTATAAAAATGTTTGGAATAGTGCAGGTACTCCTGGAACTACTCCGGCAACCTTTAAAGCACTTGGTGATGCACAGCAGATTCTTGATGATGAAGCTGTACCGAGTGAAGGTCGTGTAGCTATTGTTAATCCGGCTGCACATTGGGCATTAGCTGATGGTTTGAAAGGAACCTTTGCGCAGAATGTTGCAAAAGACATTATTACCAAAGGTTATCTTGGAACTATTGCTAATCTGAGTATTTACATGGATCAGAATGTTGTTCGTCATACTACTGGTGCATTTACATCTAGTGCAACTCCTCTGATTTCAGGTAATGTTGTTACTGCAGCAACTACGTTCCCGACTGATGGCTGGAATGGTTCATCTAATACCGTTTTAGCAGGTGATGTATTTACTGTTGGTAGTGTTTACAGTGTTAATCCTATGTCAGGAGCAAGCACCGGTAATTTGAAGATGTGGGTTGCAACTGCTGCAACTACTACGTCTTCTGGTGGAGCAATGGCTACATTGGCGATTTCTCCTACGTTAAAGTATGCATCAACTGATCCTTATACAAACTGTATTCGTACAGCTGGTGCAACTAACATTATGATAGATAATGATGCTATGACTTTCTGGGGCAGTGAATCTACTGCATATCCACAGAACCTTGTCTATCATCCTAATGCGTTTGCATTGGTTACTGTTCCTATTGAAATTCCTTCGAATGTGTGGGGGGCAAGAGAAACAGATACTGATGCTGGTCTTAGCATTCGTGTTGTTAAGCAGTATGATATTGATGCTGATGAAGAGATCATTCGTCTGGATATTCTTTATGGTGTTAAGACCCTTTATCCCGAACTCGCAGTTCGTTTGTGGGGTTAAGAAGGGAGGGGCTAACTATGTACGAAGATAGACTCTATGAAAATGCAAAAGAGAAGTACAACTCTGCTGCGAAGGTTTTAACTGCAGCAACTGTTGTTAAAGCATCAGATCATGGAAAGACATTTTTCCTGAATTCTGCGACTGAGTTTGTTACTAAACTTCCTGCTCCGTCACTTGGATTAGCGTTTAGTTTTATTGTAAAAGCTGCTCCAAGTAGCGCAAGTTATACTATTGTAACACATGACATGACTGGTCTTATCAAGGGTGGTGTTTATACAGTTGATGTTGACTCTGCTACAAATCCTGATCTTGAAACATCTGGTGGAGATACAATCACTTTTGCCGATGGTGTAGCTGTTGCAGGTGACCGTGTTGATCTTATTAGTGATGGTACGTACTGGTATATGCGTGGTTTCTGTACTGTATATAATGGTATTACTATTACTGGTAGTTAATTAAACTGGCTTACGGGGGGTGTGCCATAAACACCTCCCGCTAATTAAAGGAGAATATTATGGTTTCGAAGAATACTTTATTAGGTTCAGGTAAGGTAGAAGAAGTAGAAAAGGTAAAAGTTCCTATTGACGAATTGTCAGATGTAGCACTTCCTACTTGGATGAGATGTGAGAACAAGAAATCGAAATTAGTAAATACGAAAGTAGAATATTATTCAGCAGTCGATGATGGGTATGTAATGGCTCCTGGTGAATAAATAATTAAGACCAAATGTCAAAAAATGACATTTCTGAAAAAAGGTGGAGAATATGAAAAAACTTTCAAGATTGATGTTATTAATAACAACCTTGATTTTCATTTCAGCTTCAGTAGTTTGGGGAGCAGGAGCAGTAACTACTTTTACAAGTAGTTATCTTGGGTATAAAGTATATAAGTATTCATTTGCTTGGACAGGTGATGGATCAGGTGGAGCAGTCACTTCATATGTTACTCCTAAAATTACTGGGTATGTATTTAGTGGTGTTACTAATCCTGGTACTGTTCAACCAACAGATAATTATGATATAACACTTAGTGATGATAATGGAGCTGATGTGTTTGGTGGTGAGTTGCTGAATAGAGATACAGCAAATTCTGAACAAGCAACACCAAAGATTGGAAATGCTTATGGAACTAGATTTGTTAATTCTAGGTTAACATTTGCTGCATCTGGTCAAAGTGTAAACTCCGCAACAGGAACTCTTGACGTTTATGTCTATGTAGGAGATTAGGTGTAGAAATGACTGCACAAGAAATTATACAGGCTAGTATGAGAAAGTTAGGAGTTTATGCAAGTGGTGAAACTCCTACTACTAATGAACTCGCTGATGGATTATCTGCACTTCAGTCAATGTTAAGAGCTTGGTCTGGAAGAAGACTTGTAGTGTTTTCTTCTGTCAAAGATACATTGACTCTTGTTGCTGGAACAGCATCTTATACTTGGGGTAGTGGTGGAACGCTGACTACAGCTAGACCACATAGTGTGCTTGGAGCATATACGCTTGATAGTGATAATATTTCTTGTGAATTGGATATTATTACTGAAGGTCAGTATAGAGTACTTGGAAATAAGACGCTTACTGGAAGACCTAGTAAGATGTTTGTACATATGCTCTATCCGCTTTCTTATATTTATCTTTATACAGCCCCGGATATTGCTTACACATTGTATATAGATAGTATGAAGCAGTTTACAGAAACGTCTTCATTTTCTGCTCTTAGTGATACATTGCAGTTCCCCCCGAACTATGAAGAGCCAATTATATACAATCTTGCTATACGACTTGGATCAGAGTTTGGAAAAGCTATTAGTGCTGATGTAGCAGCTATTGCAGCAAGTGGACTTAAAGAACTGATGTCTTTGAATTCTGGTTTGTTGTATGAGCCAGTAGATATTGCTGGAAGTTTACCAGTGCGTAGTAGATCTGGATATAATATTAATACTGATAGTTACTAGGAAATTTTACTATGGAAATACCTTTTGTTGGTGGAGCATATGAGCAAGAGATCACTGAGTATTAATGCTCAAAGAAGTATTAACTGCTTTCCAGTAGTTGACAAGCAAGATGCAAAGAATGTAGTTGCTATGTATGGAACTCCTGGTTTAAAGTTCTTTGGGCAGGCTACTTATATGGAAGTGGTGCTGATGGAACTGTAACTATATCAGCTGATACAACATTGACTAGAGATATGCAGTATAATACTCTTACTGTTGATTCTGGCAAAACTCTTAATACTGCTGGATTTACAGTAATGTGTTCTGTATTACTTACTAATAATGGAACTATTACAGATTCTAGTTCTGGCGGTGCTGGTGGTGCAAGTAGAACATATGGTGGTGATCCATCTAAGGCAGGAGCTGGAAAAGGTGGAGATGGTGGATTTGGAGAGGATGGAAGAGCTGGTGCTACTGGAGGAAAGGGTGGTGGAGTAGTAAGAATATTTGCTAAGACTCTTACGAATAATGGAACTATTCATGCTAATGGATCTAATGCTGCTGCACTTGCTGAAGGAGAATATGCAGGTGCTTGTGGTGGTGATGGTGGAACAGTAATATTATACTATGATGCGAGAACAGTTGGAACTGTTACTGCTACTGGTGGAGTGCATAGTGATGGTATTGAAGATGGTGTTGATTCTTATGTAAAGTTAATGATTCATGGAGATGAAGAAGATGGCACAAGTGGAATAGATTATATTCAAGACTCATCTGCTAGTGACCATATGATAACTGCTCATGGCGCAGCAACTACGGAGTCATATAAGAAGTTTGGTAATGCATCAATTCACTTTGATGGTTCTAATGATTACTTAGAGTTATCAGATCATGCTGATTGGAATTTAGGATCTGGTGATTGGACAATAGATTTTTGGTATAGACAATCAACAGTAGATTCTAGTTTCTATCATGGTATCTGTGGACAGTATGCTACTTCTCAAACTCAATGGTATATATATATAAAAGGTGGTCATATCTATTTTGTAGCTTTACTAGATGGTTTCTCAGATCCTCCTTGGATAACAGGTAATGTTATTACTACAGTAGGGACTATGGATAATGTACTTCCTAATATAAATCAGTGGTATCATATAGAAATTTGTAGAAATTCTAGCAGTATCACTATGTATGTAGATGGAACTATGAGATTTCCTTATAGTAATAGTTATGGCCCAAGAGATAATTCATTACCAGATTATGCTTCTCCTCTTTATATAGGAATGTGTAGAAATACAGCTGAAGGCTATTATTATGCAAGTGGGCAGATAGAAGAATTTAGATTTTCAAAAGGCATAGTAAGACATACAGCAACCTTTACTCCTAGAACTCAAAGTTATTCTGCTCAAGTAGATGGTACGGATGGAGATGCTGGTACTACATCTTGGGTAAACCTTCCTTATAGTGCATTTTCAAGTGCTCTATTTAGAGGAGCATTAGTTAATGGAACTACATTATATGCAGTAGTTGGTGCTAATATATTAAGTATAACTACGACTGGTCTTACAACAGTACTTGGTACTGTGACTACAACTACTGGAAATGTGTTCATGGCTAGTAATGGAGTAGAAGTTCTGATAGTTGATGGAACAACTGCAGGACGTTTTATTACTATATCTAGTGGAGCAATAAGTAATGTGACACTTCCAGGTGAAGCTAGTTCATGTGCTTTCTGTGATGGGTATTTTATTATTACTCATCTTTCAACGCAAGAAATTTTTATATCAGGTCTTTATGATGCTTCTTCTTGGGACGCAGGAGATCATGAGTATGTAGAAGGAAGCCCCGATAACTTACTTAGAGTAATGCACTGCAACCATATGCTATGGATGTTTGGAGTAAGTACTATTGAAGTTTGGTATAATAGTGGAGCAGCAGACTTTCCATTTGCTCGAATAAGTGGAGCATTGATAGATAAGGGACTTGGTGCTACAGCATCTGTTACACTGATAGATAATCAGTTTTATTTTCTTAGTGACAAATTTGAAGTACTAAGAACAGTTGGGTATCAGTTTGAAAAAATATCTACTATTCATATTGAAACTGAAATACAAGGATATGCAACAAAGAGTGATGCTATTGGTTATGAGTATAGAATTGATGGGCATATCTTCTATGTATTGACATTTCCAACTGCTGACGCAACTTGGGTATTTGATTCTACTACAGGATTTTGGCATGAATGGCAGAGTTATAAGACTCAGGGAACTGCAACATTTGGTAGACATAGAGGTTCTATTGGATTCTTCTTTAATGGTAAGTATATGGTAGGAGATCATACTAATGGTAAGATATATGAGTTAGATATGACTACTTATACTGATGATGGAGAGTATATAAAAAGAACAAGACGCACACAGTATATTAACAAGGATAGAAAACGAGTTGCTCATTTTGAGGTTGATCTTGAATTTGAGTCTGGAGTAGGACTTGGTGGAACTAGTGATCCGCAGGTTGGACTTACTTGGTCAGATGATGGAGGTAATAACTGGGCAACAATACAATATAGAGATCTTGGAGAATATGAGAGCTATAAAGCAAGACAAAGATGGCTTAGACTTGGTATGGCTAGAAATCGAATCTATGAACTTACTATGTATGAACCTGTTAAGTTTGTATTAATTGGTTCAAGCGCAAACATTGAAGGAGAAGCTTCATGAGTGAATTAACTCCTCCTATAAATGAGTCTATATTTCTTGCTGATATAACAAGACTTATTACTACCCCTGCCTGGATACAATGGCTTAATAGTGTTGGTAGATTTATAAGTCCTACATTTGGTAGTGCAGATCAAAAGTTATTTGTACAAGCTGATGGTAGAGGAACAGAGTTCTCAAAAGGATTTTGTGTAAAAGCATTTACAAGAGATTTAACTGCTGCTACTGCTACTGGAGTAGCTCATAATGGTGCTGGATTTAAACCTGGAGCTGTAATTATTATAGGGTGTATTAGTGGAACTGAAAATTTTTCAGTAGGATTTAGCGATTTTACTACTAATGTTAGTGCAGCTTCGTATACTGGTGGTTTATGGTACTTTAGTAGTAGTGATAATGTTGCTGTAGGTTTTAATACTGGATCTGCGTATCAGATATTAACTACTCTTGTAGCTACAGCAGATGGCTTTACTGGAACATGGACTAAAACTAGTACTCCAACAGGAACTTTTAGTTACGCAGTTTTGTTTTTAAGGTAAGGTATGAAAGTATTATTAAGTACTCTGATGTTCATTTTAATTTGTTCACCTTGCTTTGCTTGGGACAAAGAAGATACAGTAATGCAAGTAGCTGTTGTTTCACTACTACTAGCTGATATGAGTCAGACACTTTATATATCTGATCATGGTGATGAGTATCGTGAGTTAAATCCTATACTTGGAGAACACCCAAGTAAAAATGAAGTTTATACTTACTTTGCGCTAGGAATTATTGCTCATACAGCGATTAGTTACTTGATTGAAAAGATTCCTTTTATAGAAAATCCAAAGAAGTGGAGAAGAATTTGGCAAGGAAGTTTTATTATTGTTGAAGGTGGAGTTGTAGCAAGAAACTCAATGATTGGAATAGGATTTAGTTATTAATGAAGATTTGTTTAGTATTATATAAGTATACAGCTTCTATAGATGATCCTTGTTGTTATCCACTTGGATTCATGTACATATCTTCAATCTTAAAACAGGCTGGGCACGAAGTTAAAGTACTTAATTATAACATTTGTGATTATAAATTTACTGAAGAAGTTAAAGGCTATGATATAGTAATGTTTACTGGATTTGAATCGTTTCTTCAGTCAATACTATTTCACTCCGAAAAATGTAAAAATTTAGGAATTAAAACAATTCTTGGCGGAGCACTTGCTACATTTAGACCAGAGTTCGTAGTTAAGTACCTAGATACTATAGTAATTGGAGAAGGAGAAAATGTTGTTTTAAGATCGTTAGTAGATACTGGTGTTGTGTATGGAACTAGGCCAGAATTATCTAGTCTTCCATATCCTGACTATGATGGATTTGGCTTTGATGTGTATAATAAAAGACATAGTACTAAGTACATTGGAATATTAACTTCTAGAGGATGCTTATTTAACTGTACATTTTGTGCTCAAACTTGTATGTATCAGGAACGAAGTCTTGAAGATGTTTTTAAAGAGATAGATTTTTATGTTGATAAGTATAAAGTTAATAATATTGCTTTTAACGATAATAATCTTAATCTAAAGAAAGATAGATATATAAACTTATGTAAAGGAATGAAACAGAGAAGATTAGAATGGGGTGGAGCTATTAGATGTAATATCTTTGATGAAGACATGGCAATAGCAACAAAAGAATCTGGATGTTTACATCTTGTAGTTGGTGTTGAGTCCTTTAATCAAGCTAAATTAGATTATATTAACAAGCGTATAACAGTAAAGCAGATTACTAATGCACTTGATTTACTTAACAAACATAATATTAGTTATCATGGAAATATACTTATTGGATTTGAAAATGAAACTTATAGTGACATTGCTAATGAAATAGCTAGTATTCCTCCGCAGTATAAAGTCTTTCCAACAATAGTGCAAGGATTTATTGGAACAAGTAATGGTAAGAAGCGACTTATAAATAAAAGTGAAGAAGATTTTTTAAATAGTGTATTTACTGAATACGCACAGAAATCAAACTTAAGTTATAATTTAGAGGAGACTGTATGTTAGTAAGAGAAGCAAGATATGATGAAATACCAGAAATGATTACTAAAGGAAAAGCTTTTGAGGAAGCGACAAAAGAAGTAGTTATAAATGTTGACCATGCTATTCAGTCATTTCAAAATGCTTATAAAGATGGTATTCTTACTATGCTTCGTCTTATTGATGATGATGGTAATTCTGCTGGTGGTTTAGCATATATTAAGGTTCCAGAAATATACTCTGGAATTATAACTGCAGTAGAATTATACTGGTTTATTTATACAGATAAAAGAGGTTGTGGTAAGATTTTGATAGATGCGTTTGAAGAGTCTGCAAAGAATAAAGGCTGTAGTAGAGTTGCAATGATACACTTAGTAGATTCGTTTCCAGAAACTCTTCAAAAGTTTTATACTAAAAGGGGCTACCACTTAACAGAACTTCATTATGTAAAGGAGGTGTAATAATGTCAGTAGTTTCTGGAACTGTTGGAGCTATAATTGGCGGAGATTCTTCAAGGAGATCATCTAATCAACAAGCTGATGCTGCTTCTAAAGCTGCTGCAGTACAGTGGGATATGTATGAGCAAAATCGAAAAGATTATGCTCCTTGGAGAGAAGCTGGAGAGAACGCTTTAACTTCGTTATCAACAAAAGTTGCCGCTGGCCCAGGAGATTTTACAAAAAGTCCTGGGTACGATTTTAGACTTAAAGAAGGAAATAAAGCTATAGAGAGATCAGCATCTGCAAGAACCGGAGCATTAGGTGGCGAAACTGAGAAGGCATTACTTAGGTATAATAGTGACTATGCAAGTGGTGAATACCAAAATTTCTTAAATCAGTACTATCAGTCACTTACTCCGCAACAATCGCTTGCTGGTGTTGGTATGACTGCTACTACAGGAATCACTAATGCTGGAACTAATGCAGCAAATGGTATGTCAAATGCAGCGCTAGCTGCTGGTAATGCTCAAGCAGCAGGAACTATTAATCAGGCAAATTCACTAGCTGGAAATATAGGCTCTATGGGAAAGAATGCTATTGCTGGATATAGTGCTTGGAAGAGTGGACAGCAGCCTTATAGTTATACACCTGATGCACTGACTGCTTCATATGGTGGAGATTACTTAGCTGGAGCAAGCGCAGACGCTGCATATCTTGACTCTCTTGCAGCACTTGGATTATAGGAGAATAAAATGCCATTACCTCAACTAAATACTAACATTGATTATTCAAATGCTTTGTTTCAACTTGCTCAAGATCAGCGAGCAAGACAAGAGCAGGCTGATATTTCTCAGAATAGAAACATTCAGACACAGTCTTTACTTGAAAACAGAAAGTCTCAAAATGCTCTTCATCAAATACAGATGAATAAAGAGCAAGCTATCTTAAAAGAAAAAGAACTTGAGACTGGTATCAAACAGCTTGGACTACTCAACTATGATACTCCCGAAGGAATAGCAGATCACAATAAGTATAAGGAGTATATAACTAAGATAAATCCAGATATTGGAGCTAGAATTCCTACTTTTGATCCAGCAGATCCGAAGTCTAAAGAAGCAGGAAGTACTTGGAGAAGTAATGCTATAAGTTTTCTTACCCATGGAAAAGGTGGTGGAGAATTTGACAAGATTGAAATTATTAATCCAGATACTGGAGAAGAAAAAATAGATTTTACTCCTAAAGGCAAGAGTTATACAGTTCCTAAAGGCTGGAAGACTAGAGATGTTTATACTAAAGAAAAGGAAATAGAGTACAAAAAGAAGAAAGCAGAAGAACCAAAAGAATGGGCTCCGCAGAGAGTTGAAGCTGAACAGATTGATGAAAATGGAGAGTCTCATACTGTAATTCTATCCTTCCCTGCTGGGCAGACAGTAACTCAAGCAGATATTGAAAAAGCACTTGGGCCTGGATCTAGTATTTTATCAAGTAGTGATAAAAAGAAAAAAGTTACTGATTGGAATGAAAGTTATGAGAAAGTTTTAGCTAACGCAGATAAACCAGAAATAGTATCAGCCAGAGCTGATGCCTACAACTTGGAAGCACCTGGAAATAAGGTTCTTGTCCAAGAGACTTCACATAGATATATTGGTAATCAAGCAATTCCAGGAACTGAAGAAACAAAGTATGTTTCAAAAGTCTTACCTAAAATTGGTAACAAACAGATTTCTAAAAAGGATGTAGCAGCTTACGCAAAATCAAGAAATATATCATACAATGACGCACTTAATTTCATACTCATAGCTGGAGCTAAGTCTAAATAATGAACTGGGAAGAAGAAGTAGATAAAGTTGCTGGTGTTGAAACTCCTACTATAACTGAACCTATCTTTAAAACAAAGACTGGAATAGATAAAAAGTTCCTTACAAAAGAAGAAGGTGGAACTATGAGAACTGATATTCCAGTTTTTGTGGATAAGAGTTTACTTAAGAACCTTCCACCACTCGATACTAAAGGTAAACAAAAAGTTAAAGAAGCCAACAACGAAATGGCTTGGATGACAGCAGTAGATAAAGCTTTTAAAGAGAAAGCTAGTGCAAAGAAAGAAGATTCTAATTGGGAAAAAGTAGTTGATAAAGGTCTCGAAGTCTTCAACATGATTCCAAGTACTGTAAGAGGAGTTGAGGAAGCAGCAGCTGGGTACTTAGGTGGAATGGCAGGAGCTGTTGTTAGTGGAGGTTATAGTGTAGGTAAAACACTTCTTGAGCATTTTGGTAAAATAATAGCTGATAACGTAGCAGCAAGAGGAGATAAAAACTACAAGCCTCAAGAAGTAGACTGGGAAGCAAACAGAGTAGAAGGTGAAAGACTTGGACAAAAGGTAGCAAAGATTCCTTTTGGTATATTCTCTTCTGGTGAACCTGAGACTCCACTTGGTAAGCATTTACTAACTCCTCCGCCATTAACTAGTGGTAGTATCCTTCACAAACTATCTCAATCTCTTGATCCAAGAAGATTAGTCATGGCTCCTGCTGAAGCTGGCAGAGAAGCTATAGATTTAATCAACGAATCTTGGAGGGTTCCAAAAGACAGCTTTTTAAGACACGCAGATACAACTGCTGCTGAGTTTGCAAGTTATATTATTGGTGGTAAAGCATATAAAACTATTCGTCAAACTGCTGCTGAAGCATTTCATAAGAATGCTTGGGATGATTTAACTCCAGATCAAAAACAACTTGTTACTGTTAGTTTAGAAGATTTAATATCAAGAGGATATTCTGAAGCTGAAGTTCTTCGTAATTGGGGAACTCCAGAATTATTTGCTCAGTCTCTTGCAAGGCGTAATAGAGGAGAAGGAGAAGCAGTTAGACCTAATGAACCTATAGTACCTGCTCAAGCAGCTCCATCAACTGCTCCAGAGCGTGCTATAACATTTCCTACAGAACGAGCTTTTGCTAAAGATGCTCCAATAGAAGATCGTGTGTTACCTCCCCCTGATCGCAGACCAGTAGCTGTTAGCGAACCGTTCAAACCTGGCGAGACTCCCGAGCCCTACACTCACAAGTCTGACGAAGTTGCTCCTACTGGTTCTGCCCAAGTGCAGCCTATCAAAGACTCTCCTGCAAAGTTTATGGTCAGAGAAGAGTTGAAGAAAAAATTAGCTGATGGGAGTATTAAGTTCCCTCCGAGAATGGAGAAGACTGTAGAAGCAACTACTTCTGCTGAAGGTGATATTGACGAATCTGGTTGGATGGACTTTGTTGATGAAGCAGCAGGAATTAAGAAAGAAACAACTATCCCCGACGTCTTTAAGACGATGCACATGGATGATCTTAAAGAGTTTGCAAATAAGGGAGTAGTTGGAGCTAGAGCAGAGATTGCAAAGAGAAAAGTAGCAAATACTACTGAACCAATCATCGAATCAGAAATGTCAAAATCCGACATTCGGTCTGAACCAATAAAGGAAGAAGTATCTACTACAACTCTATCTCCTAGTAACTATTCACCTACTGACAATATTTTCAACAAGCCAGAACTTAAAAGAAACTCAACATACGCCTGGCGTTCCATGGGTGAGAGTGAATTCAACAAACTTATGTCTGGTGAAAAGGAGTATCTCGGAGATAAGCAAGCTTCGAAAGGTAATTTTCTAGCTGGTATTCCTGAGTCCGCGGGGCAGTTTGGTGGTAAAGGAAAATACCTTGTCGAGTTTGGTGGAGTTAAAATTGCTGGCGATGAAGGACTTGCTAAAGGAAGCAAGGCAACAGTTAATAATATTACAAAGGTCTGGAAGTATAATGATAAGGTTAGTAAGTGGGAAGAATTTCCCGTGAGTAGGGACACATCGGGATCTTTTTCTGTTGCTAACCCTGTCTTTTCTAAGGCCACGTCGGAGCGCTCGTCAAGTAAGAAGGGGGAAGTAGAAAGTCATAAAAAGAAAGAAGTAGTTAAGAAAGCTACTACTAAAAAGAAAGAAGATAAAAAGAAACTTGGAGAAGAAGCAGAGAAAAGTACTAGTTCTGCTTTGCAAGCTCTTGCGACTAAAGGAGAAGAGCCGAAGAAAAAGATTACTGCTAAAGGAATACTTGGTAATGAATCTGGTGCAGTAGTAGCATCATATCCTCCAGGATTTTATTCAAAACTTCAGGAAGTTGTTGAAGTTAAAATGTCTGGAAAGATGGAAGTTGATCAGTTGAAGAAGATGCTCAAGAATAATGGAGTATCTGATGCTGAGATTGATAGTACTCTTCTTGGACTTGAAGGTAAAGTTACTAAGCAACAAGTAATGGAAGAGATTGAGAGTAATGGAACAGAATTTAAGGATGTTGTGCTTGGAGGAGTAGAACAAGAAGGTTTAGATTTTAATACTGCTCCAGAAGAAGTAAATAACATAACAGAAAAATTTTTTAGTTGGCAAGATAGAATAGAAGGATTTGAAAAGTACGAGGAATCTGATTTATTAAGAGATTTAGACAGATTAGGATACGAAGTAGAGTTTACTCATGATTTTCAAGATCCTCTTAGAATATATAAAAAGGGTGAAGTTGCTCAAAAAACTCACTACGAACAATACTCAGAACCAGGATACGTTCCTGGAAGTTATAGGGAGTTGTTTGTTACAATCCCAAGAAAAGTTCTTACTGCAGATCAGATGCAGAGTATGACAAACGAAGAAGTAAAGACTTTATATGATAAGCAAAATCCTACTGAATGGCAAGATGGTCATTCTGCTTATAGTAACATAGACAATCCAATAGTTCGTATTCGTTTTAACGAGAGAAAGATAGATAATAAGAAAATTCTTTTTGTTGAAGAGATGCAAGGACCAAGTGAAGCAAATCAGAATAAGATGCCAGATGCTTTACAAAAGCGTATCTACGATATTGGAGTAAAGAAGGTACTGTCTTATGCTAAGGAAAATGGATTTGATTCTGTTGCTTGGACAAGTGGAGATATGCAGGCTGATAGGTATGATCTGAGCAGACAAATAAAGCAAATTGACTATGCTAAAAATGAAGATGGAACATATAAAGTTGCTATTATTGACAAAGCAGGAATAGAAATTGATCAGTTATCTAAATATGATTATACTACTCAAGAACTAGAGAATCTTATCGGTAAAGATATTGTTAAAAAGATGGTCAATTCTGAAGGTAGAAAGAATAAGATTGATGATGAAGTATTTTATAATTTATCTGGCCTCGATCTCAAAGTTGGTGGAGAAGGACTTAAGCAACTTTATGACAAGATTCTTCCTTCGATGTTTAAGAAGTATGGAAAGAATGAGATAGATAAGTTAAGTCTTGATGTTGAGGATGACTTTAAAAATTGGAAAGCGCTATATGATCCTATAGAAAAAGAATGGGTAGTTGAAAATTCTGATGGAAAGATAATGGAGCTTGTTGCTGATAAAGGGCAAACTGCAGCAGATGCAGTAGATACTGCTCTTAAGTCTCGTGGTAGGTATCATAAGGATGGTATCGTACTCTCGACTCCAATAAACTCAAAGACTCCTAGTAGCTTCACAATGTACTCTGGAATAAATGTATTTGATACTTTAGATGTTCTCAGAGGACTGAAAGAAAACATTAAGGAAGGAATTCCATACATCGAAGAACTTGGTAGAAAAGCTTACGAAAATGGAAAACGAACTTGGGAAGATTGGTCAAGTGAGATAAAGCGAGTACTTGGAGATCTTTACGACAAGTTCGAAGACTTCATGAAAGCAATTTACTATACTGCTGAACGTATATGGAAAGATGATAGAGGAGTAATTGGCTTCGACATTAACGGAGAGAAAGTTGTAAAGCCTCGCATCATTAGACGTTCAGAACTTTCCAAGCTAAAAAGAGTAATAAGCAAACATGAGAAGATTCGTGAGAAGATTCAAGACGAAGTTAATGAGCTGGAAGGAATTGGTGGGAAGAAAAGTTTTGAAAGATTAAAAGCTATTCGTCTTGAGAAGATGGCAGCAAGACTTGCTAAGTTAAAGCAGGAAAGAGCTATCAATAGAGCTGAAATGTGGAGTAAAGCTTTTGAAATGCTCAAAGAGAAGGAGTATGCTAGTCATATAGCTAAGCTAAAAACAAGTATTAATAGATTAGATAAGACTATTGATAGACTTCAAGGACTTGCAGAGAAAACAAAAGATAGAACTGATGTTAAAGGGCCTAAGGTAAGTCTTGAAGATGCTGAGTTTATTACATCTATGCCTGATTTAAAAGGTAAATGGCTTGGTAGAATATTCGAGAATCCAATTTATACTATGGAGGAATGGGGAAGAGCCTTTAATAAACTTGCTAGTGGAGAAGCAAAAGATGGAGTGACTAAGATTAAAGAACTTTTCTATTATCCACTTCGTGATGCAGCTCATAGAGCAGATCAGCATTTTGCGAATATTCATGCTCAGATCGAAGCTAAAAAGAAGAGTCTTCCGAAGGGCGCAAGTAAGCGAATCATGCTGTATGCTTACAGTAAAGAAAAAGGCGGCATGGATATACTTAAAGAAATGGGTTACACAGAGAAAGATATCCCGAAGCTCACTCCTGCAGAAATGGATACTCTTAACTGGATGTACAAAGGCTTTGAGATATTCTACGACAAGATAAATGCAGCAAGACGAGAAGCTGGTATGGAGCAGTTTGGCAAGGTAGAGAATTACTTCACCTTTGGTAAAGACTTGTCGATTGCTGAAATCCTTGGCTTTGGTGTTGACGATCCAAGACTTATGGAATTCATTCATCCTAAGGGAACTACTTTCATGTCTGCAAAGCACAGATACGGAGGAATGAAACGTGCAAGTCTAGATGCTTTTAATATCTTTGATATGTATATGCAGACTGGTACTAAGCATATGTACTTATCACCAGAAATTGCAAGAATGAGAGAGCTGTTAAGAAAGTTTGATATTGAAAATCTTAACTCTGATGGAAGTAAGTACACTACTGAATGGAAGGCAAGTGAACAGATTCCTAGAGCCTATAGTGTTCTGACAGACTATCTTGACTTTGTAGCTGGTAAGAGAAAGAAGTTGTTTCCAAGTAGTGTTGAAAAGGGAATTCAGTTTCTTAGTACCAATATTACTATGGCTACACTTTCTGGTAATATTAGAAGTGCTGGGATTCAACCTACAGCAATTCACAATACTTATGTAGAGATTGGGCCTAAGTATACAGCAAAAGGACTTGAAGGTCTTTTTACTGATATGCGTTATAAAGCTATGCAGAAGTCTATGGTACTGTTTAACAGAGAATTTGATGTTAGTGTTAAACCTACTATGAGTGGAGCTATTGGAGCTATTGGTAAAGCAAGAGAGTCTATTAATAAGAGTTGGATTGGTATGCGAGCTCTTAAAGAACTTGATATGCAGACAGCTACTGCAACTTGGATTGGAGCTTATAAGAAAGCACTAGAAGTAAATAAGATGACTGATAAAGAAGCTGTTCGTTATGCTGATGATATTGTTATAAAGACACAAGCATCTGCTGGAAGACATGATCTTGCTCCAATTCAGAGAACAGCTATTGGTAAGTTCTTTACTACATTCCAGACGTTTGTTATTAATAACTGGAATTGGTTGACAAAAGAAGTTGTTGGAATAGGAAACGAAAGTATTAGTAATAAAAAGGCTATACATAAAGTAGTAAGATATATTGTTGGAGCAATGCTAATTAATACTTTCTATGAAGATTTACTTGGAGTTAATTCTCCTCTTCCAGCACCAATTAAAGCTGCACATAAAGCGTATGTAAAGGCGGAAGAAAAGAATAAGAAAGCAAGAAGTGAAGAAACTATGGTTAATCCTTACTCAAGAGCTGCATGGTCTGCAGGTTTAGAATTCTTACAACTCGTTCCAGGTCTTGGAAATGCACGATTTGGTTCAAGTTTTCTTGGAGCGCCAGCAGAATATTTAAGTGATGTAAGTGGAAAGGTAGCAGCTGAGTCAGGTATATATACTGGGTATGAGAAACCTTGGTTTGAGATACTTGGAAAAACTGTTGGACTTCCAGGTACTACTCAACTAAGTAAGACAATTAGATACTTTGATAAGAAGGAAAAAGAAGAAGAAAAAGAAAGAAAAGGAGGTGGGAAGTTAAAGGGACTGGAAGGATTAAAAGGACTGAAAGGATTGGATTAAGAACGAATGTCATAAATTGACATTTCTTATTAAAAGGAGATCAGAATGAAAAGATGGTTGCTAGGAATAATTGGAATTATTTTGATACTAAGTGGAACTGCTATTGCTGGTGGCCCTTCATTTAGTGGAGGTGGAAGTGGTGGTGCAGTCGCAACAGCTTCAGACTGTGATGTTGCTGCTTACTACGCTATTGGAAAGTTGTGTCAAGATACTGATGATGGGAAACTCTATAAAGGCACTGGTGCTGCGGTAGTTGAAATAGCCGCTGGTTCTTCCGGTGATGTTACGGCTGTGACTAAGGATATTACTTGGGGTGACGGTACTGGGCCGGAAGTGTTCACGTTCTCTGTCACAGGAACAGACCCGACATTGACTGCTACGGCTGGTCAACTTGCCGTTGGCGGGACACTTGCTTTGGGTGCTAATAATCTGACTATGACAGGTTCTTTGGGTGCTACTGGGGCAGGTAAACTCACTAAAGGATGGTTCATTGACCTTGAATCAACCAATATGCCTACTGTAAATGGAACTGCCATTGATTCAACCTTCATGCCGATTGGATGGATTAGTCGGGCTGGCACAAACAACGTCCTGACTTATACTGGGAATTACTCACTGGGGTTGACTCTTTCTAATAATACGGCAGTTACCTTACCAACATCCGGTACACTTGCAACAACAGCCTTTAAACCTAGTGATTTATCAATTACTGACCAAGCCGCAGGTGATGTACTATATTTTAATGGCACGAACTGGGTCAGATTAGCTGCGGATGCCGGTAAATATCTCAAAAGTGGTGCAAGTGCTGTATCTTGGGATACTCCGGTTGGTGGTGGGACTGTCGATATTAGTGGAACACCTGCGAACCACTACTGGACTTCATGGACAGATGACAACACAATAAAGGGAACGGCTATCACCGCTTCCAAACCAGTTTGTTCAGATGCTTCCGGTGATCCCGCTGTATGCGCTGGTACAGAAGGCGTATGGCAGGTTGCTGGAAGTTATCAGACTGATGATGCTGAACTAGGTATCTTAGCGGGGTTAACCTTTGCCGATGCTTCGCTTATACAACTCACTGCTGCTAATTCTGCTGCTGTTTTAACTTCTGGTGGTAATGATTACTTCTTAAAATCAGCCACAGATAATAGTGCTTTGATGTTTGCTACGCCGGCGGAAGTAAGAACTGCGCTTGGACTTGTTGTTGGAACTAATGTTCAAGCCTACGATGCTGATTTAGCTGCCCTTGCCGGACTGACTTCTGCTGCGAACGCTATCCCCTACTTCACAGGTTCGGGGACTGCCGGAGTCATATCTTCCAACGCCGGAATCGTGACCTTCTTAGGAACTGCTCTAGGTGCGGCTCATTCCCTAGTCGGTGTGAACGCCGCTGGTGATGCCCTTGAATATAAGAGCAGTTTGAATATCAGTACTTTGGATTTGACCTCTGCGACCAGTTCTATTCCCATGCCCGTAGGCACAGGAACGGTAAGCGGATTGACTGCTGCTGGTTCGTTATACTTTGAAAGTGACACTGAAATACTGAGCATCGGTGACGGAGCAACGACAATCAGTTTAAATATGGCTCCGAATGTGACCTATACCTTTCCTACTGCGACTTCAACTTTGGCGGCTCAAGGAACTTTGACCAACACGAAATGGTGTTCTAGTGATGGGACGGTTATTAACTGTACGGAGGATACACCTGGTAGTGGCTCCGTTGCGACTGATACGATATTTGATGCCGCTGGTGACTTGGTTCAAGGAACAGGCTCAAACACTTCTGCGAAACTGACCAAAGGTGCAGAAGGCACAATATTACGGGCAGGGGCTACTTCTAACGCTTATTCAACCTCTACCTTTGCAGACACTTACACAAAGGGCGGTATTCTTTATGCAGGGACGGCTAACACGGTTACGGCTTTAGCTCATCCAGGCGCTGCTAATTACGTTCTTACTACCAATGCAACGGATACCTTAGCATGGGCAAACACACATAGCCACAGTAACTCAGCCGCACAGTTCTATGATGCTACCGATGCCACTAAATTAGTCAAAATTGACCCTGTAGGCATGACCACTGGAAAGACACTCACAGCAAAAGCGACCTTTGACCAATCGGCTACACTTGAACTCAAGAACACAGGATTATCAGCAGACAGCAAAACCATTACGTTAGACTTAGCTTGTACTGATGATTGTACGATTACCTTACCGTCGGCTACTGCAACTTTAGCCACGATAACCTCGACTCAGGTTTTAAATTTCGGTGGTGCAACTCTTGAAATCCCTAATTCTGATGACCCTGACTTAACCGTAACAGGGCAGATTAGCTATGACACGGACGGATGGCTACGCTCTACTTCCAACGATGGCACGACACAGAAAGCCATAGCGAGAGAATTAGAGGAAATCCACGTTACAGTCTATAAACCGAATGACCTTGATGATGCTCAAAGAGATCACTTTTGGGTGTGGAGTAATGAATCTGGAATGAGCTTTATTGTGACCGGCTGGAAAGGATGGTCAACCTCCGATGATACGACTCTGACTATCTATGAAGAAGATGCTGACGGGGCGAATGATGCCACAGTGGATGCCGTTGAGTTAGCCACAGGTTCAGGGCCTTACACCGGAAGCGATACATCAATAACAGGTGCGACCATTGAGAATGGTCATTTACTCTATCTGGACTTTGACAATACGGATGCTCCGGCAATGGTCAAGATGACAATCTACGGATACTATA